TACCTGAATGGCGTGACGAAACCGTCGCAACTAAAGAGAAACAGGCCATTCGAGAGTACGGGGTCAGCCTGGGCTATTCAGCCGAGGAGATGGATTCCATCGGAGACGCCAGGGCCATCGCCCTGATGAGGAAGAGCCTGCTCTTCGACTCCATGACGCAAAAAGGACAAGCGAAGTTAAAGCAGAACCCGGAAGGGGTCCCGATGTTGAGGCCGGGAGGCCAACAACCTCAGAGACGTCTTTCCGAGTTTCACAAAGCAAAAATGAAATTAGCAAAAACGGGACGCCATGAGGATGCGACCTCGGCGATTTCCCAAATACTCAGAAGGAGTGCTTAAATGACTAAAATTACAAACGCATACGACACCTACGCCACTACGGGGGCGTCTAACGAGATTCGTGAGGATCTCGCCGATATTATTTACCTGGTATCGCCCGAATCAACGCCCGGGATGCAAGCCATGGGGACCCGAGAGGTAACCCAGCCAAACTTTGACTGGTTGGTTCAGTCTCTTCCCAGTGCGAGTGCAACAACCGCCCTCGAAGGTGATGCGATCTCCCGTGAGGCATCCACCGGGACGACCCGTCGCCAGAACGTGTGTGCGATCAAAACCAGGAACGCCACCGTTACAAATACTACCCTCTCGAGTACCACGGCAGGGATCGCAGACATGATGGCTCACCAGATGCAGTTGGTGATCCGGGCCCTCAAGACCGATATGGAAACAATGATTTTCCAGAAGAAGGCGAAGGCCTCCGGGAACGCCACCACAAAGAGGGAGACGGCGTCTGTCTCTTCCTGGCTGACCTCAAACACCCAACACCACACGGGTGGATCCAGTGCGACCGGAGACGGAACGGATACCGTTACCGACGGGAGTGCCAAAACAGCCCTCACTAAGGCGAGTATTAATACCGCCATGCAGTCGGTTTTCGGGAATTCATCCGAACTCCCGACTCTCCTGCTTTGTGGGCCCTTCAACAAAACCAAAATCTCGGCATTCGACGAGTCTTCAACCAACATGAGGCGGATGGTAGACGCCAACCAGGTTGGTTCCAGTGTCACCGTTGTGGCGACTGACTTTGGAGACCTCGAGGTTGTGCCGGACAATTTTTCCCGTGAGCAGGACGTCTTCTTGTTGAATCCTGATTATGCGAAGGTCGCATATCTACGGAACTTCGAGCGTCAGACCATGGGGGCCATAGGCGACGGAATCACCGAGGCCGTTTATGTGGAATTCGGCGTCCAGGTGGACAACGAGGCCACACACGCCCTGATCGCTGACCGGACCATCTCATAACCTAATCCCGGGGGCTTGACCCCCGGTTTTTCAATATGAGTAGAAGAACAATCCTATCCCATACGGGCGGGGTTCTTTCCGAAGTGGTGACAGACCCGTCCGATAACGGACGGGCTATCATCTACCGCCGGAAACAGGATATCGAGCCCGTGATCGAGACCGTGAAATCGATGAAGGAGGCCCAGCTTCCATCATTCGACAAGAGAGGGAACCTCAACGCCTGGCGAAAGGTGGCTGAGATCCCCCAGGTCCTTTACCACAAATGGCGACGCCATGCGATCCAGAACAAGTTGAGCCAGCCGGAGTGGAAAAAATACCTACGGAAAAAATTAAATGACTTCGAGAACAGGCCGTTCCGGGTCTGGGAGGGGACACTCTAATTGGCGAAGATCACCGATTATCAGAGTCTGATCGATAACGTCCAGGACTACCTGAACCGTGACGACCTCGCCAGCGTCGTCCCGACCTGGATGGGGATCGTCGAGACCGAGCTTTCCCGGAGGTTACGGGACCGGAGGATGATCACCAGGGCGACGGCGACTCTGAATGGTCAGTACATCAAGCCCCCGTCTTCGATGGTGGCGTTAAGGAATATTCAACTGAACACGGATCCCCCGACCGCCCTGACCCAGATCACGCCGGACGTGATGGACGAAAAAAGACAGTCCAGTAACACCCAGGGGAAACCCTTATTTTATGCCCATCTGGGCCAGCAGATAGAGTTTTACCCTACACCGGATACGGATCAGACCATCGAGATCGCATACTTTCGGACAATCCCGAGCCTGACCTCGGTGAACACAACAAACTGGCTGATCGAGTATCACCCAGACGCCTATCTGTATGGATGCCTGAAACAGGCGGGGCCTTACCTGGGCGACCAGAACGTGACGACGACCTTCAATACTTATTTTGAACAAGCCATCCAGCAAATCATTCAGCACGATATCGATGCCCGATTTAGTGGAAGGACACCGCAAACCTCAATCACACGAATAGGCTGATATGAGTTTCTCTGACTACCTCGAGGGCAAGGTCTTGGACTTCGTATTCCGGGCAAACCCTGACTCTTTTGCGTCACCCTCCACGGTCTATGTGGGCCTTTTGACGTCCGCCCCGACCGAGAGTGATGCGACTGGTTCCCTCTCTGAGGTGACCGGGACAGGATACGCCAGGCAATCGGCGACCTTTTCTTCCCCTGCAACCCAGGGGACGACCAAGCAGATTGTCACCTCGGGGGATATAACATTCCCGGAGGCGGGATCCACTTGGGGGACGGTCAGCCATGTCGCCATATATGACGCCTCGACCAGCGGGAACTGGTTGTGTGCCGTGAACCTGACGGACTCCGGGGGGTCAACGACGACCAAGACGATATCCTCGGGCGACGTGTTTAAAATTTCAGCCGGGAACCTGAAAGTCTCCCTCGACTGATGTCTTGGGGTTTAGGTAACTGGGGAGAGGGCCAGTGGGGCCTCGGAGGATCAGACCAGGCCAGCATAACGGCCACATCCTCCACCACGGCGGTAGGGACCAAGGTCCTGCTTGGCGTGGCAGATATATCAGCGACGGCCACTACAAGTGCGGTCCCGGTCTTAACCTTTGCAGGAAGTTTTATTGCGATATATCAATCGACCACAACAACCCTGGGCCAGCCGACCCTGATCTACAACTTCGCCCGGGCGGATATATCCTCCACGGCGGATGGGTCCGGTTTTGGGGTGTTAGCCTGGGACGGGATCGATGATGTCACCACAACATGGACAGAAATTAACATAGACTGATGCCGACAGACGCACTGAATATTACCCTCCCGACCGTCGGGGGCTCAAGAAACTCATGGGGTGGATTGACAAATTCCGCTCTCCAGGTCGTCGATGACTTTGTCGCCGACGTCAGTCCTATAGGGATTATCCACATGTGGCCCAAGGCGACGGCCCCGACGACAACCCACACCGGGATCTGGCTGATCTGCGACGGGAGTGCCGTCTCTCAGACGACTTACCCGGACCTTTACTCGGTACTGTCACCCCTCCAAACACAACTGGACCCCTCAAGCAATGCGGGATCCGGAAACTTTCGTCTCCCGGACTTGAGAGGGCGTTTCCCTTTAGGGTACGTCAACAATACGACGGTCAACGGCCGGTCCAGTTTTGGGAACACTTCCCGGAACGCCGGGGCCTCTGGGGGTAATGAGACCCACACACTGACCCAGAATGAACTCCCGTCTCATACCCACAACCCGACCGTGTCGGCGTCGATTAATAGCGTAGATCCCCGTGACGGGACACTCGGAAATACAGACTCGGATAACACGTCAGCGTTTACGGGTTCCACCCAATCGTCAACAACCGGGGTGACGGACTCAGGGCACACTCATGGTTTTACCGAGGAAGGGCTGACCAATACATCCGGATACGGCGGGAGTGATGGATTTGGGCAAATTTCAAATGAACAGACTATATCCAGGACGACATCGTCTGGAAACGCCAGCATCTCTGACCCAGGCCACTCCCACACCGTCTCCGGGACACTTCCGAACCTGACACACAACCACACGGCGACGGTAGGCGTCGCCATTGCGAACACTGGCGGGGGGCTGGCTCATAATATCGTCAACCCCTTCTTCGTCGTCAATTTTATAATCCTTGCAAAAGTCCCCCAGGTTAGCTGATGGCAACTTACATATTTGAAGTGAAAGTGGTTAGCGGGAAATACGAGATCGATGGCTATACCACACCGGCCTTAGAACTAGGCCATGACATAACGTACCGGTTCAGCCAGTCCGATTCGTCTAATGCGAGTCACCCGTTGAATTTTTCAACAACCTCAGACGGGACTCATGCTACTCCCGCAGGGACAGCCTTGGGCTCATCAGACGGGGTGACCTTAGTCGGGACGCCTGGATCCTCGGGTGCGTACACCCAGATCGATGTCACATCATCTACCCCGGCGACCTTGTATTACTCTTGTGGACAACATCCGGGTATGGGCGGGTCCGTGACAACGACCTCGGCGGAGTACATAGCGACGTCGAACGTGGCCCTCCGGAAACCGATCCTCGTGAACTCCGATTCCTGGTGGCGTTATATTAATCAGAATATCAACACCGTGGACGACAAGCTGTATGTGATCAAGGACGGGGTGGCTATGCATGACGCCCAGATCGATCATGCGGTGACGATCCCGGCGAACTACGGGGCGACCATGGCTGGGCCCGTGACAATAGGTACAAATGGATCTTTAACTGTTTCAGGAACTTTGGTGATTATATGAGTGTAGTAATTCAAGATACTTTAGTTGATTTAGGTACTGCTGATTTAAAAACTGCAACTCCGTTAAGCCACAGAAATTTGATCATTAATGGTGATTTTAGAATTAATCAAAGAAGTGCAACCAGTAGAACTCAAACATCATCAGAATACAACTATGATCGTTGGTATTGGGACGGAACTTATTTATACCAAGGGGTTGAAGATGTAAACGTAAGAAACGGAACTTTTACACTTAGTTGGACTGATTCTGGTTCCGACATTACTGCACACTATGCTATATCAACTGATACTACAGCTAGTAATGGCCCAGACTCAGGATTAACTTATACATCCGTTTCTAACGGTGGACAGATAACAGTAAACGAAGCAACAGAATACAGTAAACACCTCTGGATTAGATTTGGTGGTACACCTGCTAATTTATCAAAAGTGCAATTAGAAGAGGGCAGTGTTGCTACTCCGTTTGAACACCACAGCTACGGGGAAGAACTGGCGTTGTGTAAAAGGTATTGTCATAGAATTGAACAGAAAAATACTTGGACTATCGCAGTGGAAGGCACATGGGGCAGTAGTGGTAATTTCCAAGCACCTATATTTTTCCCTGTGCAAATGAGAGTTCCGCCGACTTTTAGCTACAGCGGAACGGGAACATGGGATGCGGTATATAACGCAACTTCAATTGTGTCTATAACAGGAGAAATAACTCTAGGTGACAACGCAGATGGTAGAGTCGCACTGCTAACTGGCACTGCAAACAGCGGGACAACACCCGGAATTGGGGCGGGTGGTGGCATGCGAGTACAGACCAATACAGCAGGTGAGTATATGCAATTTGATGCGGAGTTATAACAATGAATGAAATGAACATTACATCTGCTCAATATGCAGTAGATATGGAAGGCAACAACTCAAGCATCCAAGCAACCATTGACGGTGTTCAAATGTCCGTCCCACTCACTACTGCCAATCGCCATTACGCAGAAATCATGCGACAAGTAGAAGCAGGGGAATTAACAATACAAGAAGCACAATCTAATCTACCTGAATAATGTCTAGCATACTGAAAACAACCAACATCAAACACGAGTCTTCTAGCAGTAATAATCTGGTGCTGGCGAGTGATGGTGATATTTCTGTTACCAATAACTTAAACGTAGGCGCAATT